TTAATGATGGCACTAAATATATTCATGTAGCAGGAGCCGATATTCTAACTTATTGTGTTATTAATTATTTAAATGATATTAATAGAAATGATGTCTCCCTTTCTTGTTGCAATAACTTTAAAATGTGCTGTGGAGAAGGTATTTGTGGCGCATGTACATCAAGATTCTCAGGGCATAGAGTCAAAAGATTCTGCAAAGAACAGGCTGACCCAAGAAGTATTTTTGAAGGGAGAAGATTTATATGAAAGTTGTTATTATTGGTGGAGGTTGGTCTGGTGTAGCTGTACATCTTAAACTCCAGTGATTAAATATTAAAAGAAATATGAAAATCTTTTCCCCCATCCCACGAAATCTTTTTTATTATGTTGCGTATTTCACTTTGTTTTGTCTCCATATCTAGCATATCCCATATGCTTAATAACTTTTGAATATTAGATTGCAAAATGTTAATATTATTCGTGTCAATTGTATCTAGTAAATTTTCGCGTTCTAGTTCAAAGAGATCTTGATTTAACTTATCATTTTCTTTTGATAATTCATTCATTTTATTAATAACAATATTAACAGCAGATCCTTCAAATAAAACTAATTTTTCGGCAAGACTATCTAATTTCGAAGTGTTTATTTTTATTATTTTTTTTAATTCTTTAATCTCTTTTTCAATATTTCTATCAGTCTTTTTAGTTATATATTTTTCTAAAATATTTCTATCAACAGCAGCTTCATGTAACATTTCTAAAATGTCTTCTTCTAGATAATCTATTCTTATCCAACCTGTCTCACAATTAGATGCTTTATTGGATTTTTGACCTGAGCACATAAAATAATAAGTTCTACTGCCATTTTTTCTTTTATTACCTGGAGTTATACTCATGCCCGTACCGCACTTACATTTTACAAGATGTGCTAAAAAACTAAATTGAGATATTCTAGGTCTAGCTTCTTCACCACGTTTTTTTATTTGTATATTGGCTGATATCCAAAGTGTGGAATCAATAATAGCTTCATGCTTAGAGACAGCCACAAACATACCCTCCGCGTTAAATAGTTTTTTACCTCCTTTGCTTCTAGGCCTACGGTTATATGCTAAATAGCCCTGACCATCTAATTCACCAAAAACTTCATAACCTAAGCTTTCTAAATACTTCTTACTTAGACTATCACTTTTGCAGTAGATAGGATTATTTATTATATTTGCAATAGTTTTAGCGGGCATATTTAAAAGTGTTGCAATATGCATACAGGTGTGGCCTTCAGCAACACCTTTAAATATAAATTCAATCTTATTTTTCCATTCTGGAATGAGATCCAAATACATCTCCTTTTTAGTACCATTTTCAACTTTAACTGACTTGTAGCCACTAGGTGGAGTTCCACCAGACCATCTCCCCATTTTAGCAAGAGCGGCCATATTGTCTTTAACACGTTGGGCTATATTCATACGTTCCATTTCGGCAAATCCAGCAATTAATGTCATCATCATCATTCCAATTGGTGTGTTGGGATCAAAACCCTCAGTAATAGATACTAATGTAACATCATTTTTTTGTAAAATATCAAAAGTATTCATAAAATCAATAATATTTCTTGCAATTCTATCGACTTTATAGCAGGCAATTATATCAAACTTTTTTTGTTTTGCTAATAACATCATTCTTTGAAACTCGGGTCTATTTATATTCCCACCTGAAAAACCTTCATCTTGGAATATCTCAAATGTGCACTCCTCATCTTGTCTTTTAAAATAATCCTTACACATTTGTATTTGATTTTTTATTGACTCACCGGTATCGGTTTCTTTGGATTTTCTGGAGTAAATTGCTATTAGTTTCAATGAAATCACCCTTTCTTCGACTTAATAAACTCTAGTTGCCTGTTTAACTTTCCCAACAATTGTTATTTTGTCTTTAATCACATCATACATGTGTGGTATATGTTCAGGATTGTTGCTCATAGGTATAAGAGTAACCATGTTATCATTTTGGATAACCCTTTTAACAGTTGCATCTAACCCATCAATTAAAACTACGGCGATAGTACCGTTTTCTACCCATGGGGTTTTTTCAATAAGAAGTAAAGTACCATCATTAAATTCTTGATTCATGCTATCACCTTGAACCCTTAGATAGAAATAGTCTTTATCACTGCATAAGCTTTTCTTTGAAACTAAATTATAGCCCTCAATATTGTCCTGTGCGAGCATTGGTTCTCCGGCTCTAACAGAACCTAAGATTGGAATATTAATAAAATCATTAATGTTTATTGGAGTAAAATCAGCTGAAGGAATTGTAGAAACAGAATTATCATACGTTGGTGGTTCTTGCTGTGCTAATGCTGATTTTAATACATTAGGTTGCAATCCTAAGGCTATAGCTATTCTGCTTACATAGTCGTAATCACCCTCGTTTGGGTCAATACTATCTATATTATTAATAAATTTAACTGGGACATTAGCCCTTTCAGATAACTCTCCAGTAGTCATATGTAATTCTTCTAACTTATCTTCAATTATTGCTTTTGTAGATTTTCTTGTTAAATAGTCTAAAGTTACACCGAGAGCATCCGCAATTTTAATCATCATTTCATAACTTGGGTTACGTGTGCCTTTTTCAATATTGCTCAAAGTTCCAAAATGCACATCCCCGATTCTATCAGCTAGTTCTTTTAGTGTTAGTTTTCTTTCAAGTCTTAGTCTTTTTATATTATCTCCTATATGCATGTGTATCATCTCCTTTTATTCTCACAGACAAATTATCTAATAATATTGTAGTATGATTTTTTATATTTGTCTATAAGAATAATTAAGAAATTTCAAGAAAATTTGAGGAATATCGAGCTAATTCGTCTATATGAAGAAAAATAAGTAAATATTTATTTGTCTTTATGACGAATAGATGATATATTATTCACATAGACGAATTGGAGGTGATAAAATATGAATAAAATGAGAGAAATTCGTCGGAAAGAAAAAGTAACACTGGCGGGATTAGCCCAAAAAGCAGATCTGTCTATTGGATATTTAGCACATCTTGAATTGGGCAGTAGGAGGAATCCATCTAAGGAAACTATGGAAAAAATAGCGCTAGCATTAGACTCAAATGTACAAGCTATATTTTTCACAGAAGAAAAAGAAAAAGAAGAAGAGTAAATAAAAGAGTGAACAATAATTGTAGTACAAGCATACTATAGAGCATGGTATTTTAGGAGGGGTCAATTATTATGCATTACAATCTTCACTACGAAATAACGCCAGAAGTATCCAGATTAGTAACTGAAGCAATGCTAAGGATATATGACAAATATAAAGATGACGAAAAGATATTCCCTAAAAATAATGTAATTAAGAAACAAACAGCATAAGATAAATAGGCTGATAGCCTTAAATTAGTACAACACATAATAAATTAATTGTAAATCATATCTTAAAACTTAAAGGCAATTACATCCTATGTAATTTTCAGCTTGTGAGTAAAGAAAATAAAAATTTAAGGAGGACCAGGTAATGAATAATTTATTAGAAATTAAAAAGGTTGATTTTCTTGGTGACAGTTTAATTGCAGTTAAAGACGAATCAACAGGAAAAATTTATACAGGAATTAGTTACATCTGTAAAGGAATTGGATTCACAATAGGTCAAAAGAATAGACAAGTTTTAAATCTCCAGGAGGATTTGATCTTAAAAAGAGGGTGTATCAAATTTGATGCAGGGGTAATTGATCCTAACAATGAGGTTTTAGCAGTAGAATTAGATTTCTTACCGTTATGGTTAGCAAAGATTTCTATAACACCAAAGATGCAGGAAGAGCAGCCAGAAGTCACAGAAAAATTGGTTAGCTATCAACTTAAGGCTAAAGATGTATTAGCAGAAGTATTTATACACAATAAGCCAACTTGCATAGAAGATGTACTTATATCTAGCTTACAGGAAATGAAAGCATTGAAAGGAGAAGTACAAGCAGTAAAAGCCGGAATACAAAAAACTAAAGAAGAGATACAAGGAATTAGAGAAATAACAGGACTTAGTTCTATAGAGTGGAAAACTGATTCTAAAAATCTGATAGTGAAGATAGCTCATAAGCTTGGTGGAAATCAATTTATTCAAGATGTATATAAAGAAATTTATACTAACTTAGAAAGAAGAGCAAGTTGTCAATTATCAATTAGGCGTACAAATAAACAAAAGAAAATGGCATTAGAAGGTGCTAACAAATCCAAGATAAATGCGGTCAATAAGTTAGATATTATAGGTGAAGATAAAAAGATTTTAGAATGTTTCTTAGCTATAGTAAAAGAACTTGCAATTAAATATGGAGTTTAGGAGGTAATAGGATGCCAAAGGTAATAGCAGAATCGGTTAAATTAGCAGTTCAAGATTGTGCAGAGAATGCATATTTTCATAATGGGAAAGCCGAAACGACTCAAGTACAAAATTACTTAGCAACAGATTATGGAATATTATTTTTTAATACTCATTTACTAGAAGAATTGATTAAGGAGGGATTACAGGATGCCAAGATTCAAGTTATCAGTTGATGAAACTGTAAATACGATGAAATTTGTTGAGATTGACACACCACTAAGTGAGATAGAGCTTGATGCATTACTTACTAAGATTGAGCAAATAGAGATTACGAGTACTGCTGCTCTAGCCAAAATGTTAGAAGCTCACAATGTGAAAATTACAAGCATTGTACCCTCAACTCAATCATATTACACAAATGCTACAACACTAGAAATTGAAGAATTGGAGGAGTAGATTATGGTATTTAAGTTCTTAAATGATCTAAGGAATAAAACTACTACTGAACAGTTTAAAGATATTTTAGCAGCAACAGATGCAGATATTAAATTCAATAGAGTAGGTTTTGGAAAGACCACAGGACCTAAAAAGTTTATTGAAATATGTACAGACTGTGCAGATGTGATCTTAAGAATAGACAAAGAAAAAAGCCACAGGATACCGACCAAAGTAATCCAAATGGCATAACTAAATATTCAAGATTATTATAACACAAATTGAGGTGATTACAATTAAAAATTGGGATAAAGAAATTCAACAAGCTAAAGAAGATGTCATTGTCCAAAAGGAATTTGCATGGCAACAGGAGTGGAAAGATAAATGGTTTAAGGAAAATAAAGACTGCAAGACGTCACCAATTCCGCCAAGAGCGCCTAAAGAGGTTATACAAGTTAAAGCTTGGTTTATAGGTCAATGGAATACAGGATTTGTATGTGTGGATATGGATGAACTAATGAAGTTACCTAAAAAGCAAAGAGAGAAAATTTTAAAACTAGGAGGAATATAAGTTGAGAAAAATAGATTTACTAGAATTTATTGAAAGAGTTAAGCATAAAGCAGTTGTTAGTGTACAAGCTAAGTGGAATTCTCAAATTGCGGCTAAAAAAGCTGAATATATAGTTAAATATGATGAAAAGATAAATATGTATCAAAGTTCATTTAATAACTTTTCTAATAACTTGACCAATCTTCTAACAGATATGAAAGAAGATACGGAAGTAGGTTATAACGGGAGTTCTGATATTCGATATGGATTAGACTACCTAAAAGATATAAAAAGTTCTATAGTTTCAAATTGTGACTTTCAGGGTGAAGTCCAAAAGCTAAAGAACTTAAAATCCAAAGAGGTTGAGGAAGTAAAAGCAAATTACAATACAGTTTATACAGTTTGTAAGGAGATGAGCAGTGCTACTAGAATAGCAGAATATCTTGAGGAACTTGGCTTTGACGTATCAAGTATAAGAGATAAGAATATGACGGCTTTAGTTGCTCAGGTGGACAAGTCAAAATTATTTGTTTGTGGAGATAACAAATGAGTAAGAAAGTAGTACTTATTAAATTCCCAAGAGGAAGCTTTGACCAAGAGTACTCATATTTCACTGATATTGAAGATTTAAAGAAAGATGATGTAGTAGTTGTACCAACTAATAATTCATACAGTATAGGCATCTTTAGAAGATATTCAACTAGTAAGATTCACGCAGAAAAAGCTGAGAAATGGGTTGTTAAAAATATGAGTCCAGACATCGAATCTTATGAAGAAAAATTATTCTTAGGAGGTTTCGATTAATGGGATATGGTACAAACGTAAAATTACCAATGAATGGTTGTGCATTCCTTTATGGTGGAGGTGGAATATGTCCTTATAATACAAAAATCTGTAAGAAAAAATGCGATAAATATTCACAAGTTGGTGATTCATCAAAGGAGATCTTTCATGATTGGAATAATGGAATAGAAAAATTAGCAATTGAATTAAGACTTAAATATTTTGGAACCACTGAAAAGTTACTAAAGAATAAACCAATAGCGAGACTGG